TACATCTAATCTCCAGTCACCTGCTTCGGGTAACGGTGAGAACACTATCTTGAAACCGAACTTCTGCTTAACCTCGTCAAGCGTTGGGTAGTCATCAGCCTTGAACAATGCACCTAAGTGTGTCTGTGCATTAGCTACGATTGTTGGGTAGTCATTGAAGAACTTGTTACACATAGTCTCGTATGTGATCTTCATGTTATTGATGTGCTGCTTATACTCTAAGACTAAGCCCGTAGGTAGAAGCCTTGCACCTTTGGATGCCCACGGCATTGTCATGTCATTGTGATACAGGCGAATCTTTGCTGCGTACTTGCCGATGTCAGAACATAGCGTTGAACCTGCTGTCAGATTCTTGTACACCTTGCTTGCATCGTGTGCTGCGTTGTGATTTGCATTCACTGTATCTGCTACGTTACGGTCTAACTTACTTGCACCCCAGTTAGATACGTTTAACTCTACCAATACTGCGCTTGATGATATACCCATGATTAGCTCCCTTGTTGTGTTTGGTTATTGCGGTTTACCTGCTAGCTTGTACAACTTATACGCTTCGTCACTTACTAACCTCATGTTGACACTGCTGCTAGTGTCTAGTGGGTATATGTGGTATGTGTGATAGCTTGGTTGGTCACCTACTGCGCTGTGATAACTCTCTTCGTATACCTCAGCCTTAGCTAGTACATCCATCAGTGCTATACCATCTTTCGTATCCATAACATACGACTTATACCCCATAGCTACTACGACCTTAGCCATATTAATCCCCCTTGATGTGAATAGTTTTGCCGTTAGGTGCTGTGGCAGTGTTACCACCGACGATAACCCAGAGCACCGGTGATTCCCAATCGCTACCCCAATCCGAACCCACATACCCATCGGTGAGCATGATCGTACATTCAGGCTTGATTCCCTTATCTTTAAGATATTGGCTGACACAACTAGGCGAAGTGCCACCACCTCCCTTAGGCTTTGTAGAATCAATGATCGAACCCACCGTTGCAGCATCGTACATTTCATGTCCTGCTACCTCCCCGTCCCAGTACAACAAGTCAACCTTCTCAGGTGATACTTCTTCTGCTACACCCTTGACCTCAGAAAGGAAGTCGTTTAATTCCTTGCCCCCGATAGACCCACTTGTATCTATCCCGATTACTATGTGTCCTACTCGTTCGCTGATTAACGTGGGCATATACACGTCTTGCCCAATGTACCTGCGGTTTACTCGTCTCCATGATGATGCGTCCTTCCCTGCACATATTGATTTAACATACTCACGAAGCTGCTCTCGCCAATTAACTTTGGGTTCAAGTAGCTCACCTAGCTCACGACTCATACCACCTGCACCACTACCATTTAGTTTCTGGTGTGTCATTGCACCTTGCCGTATAGCTTGCTCGACTTCTTTGTACAACTCTTTCTTCTCGGCATCGGTCATGTTCTCTGCACCGTCCCAGTCATGCTCGTCAAAGTTACTACCCCACCCACCACCGCCTTCTTCTTGCTCCTGCTTGAGTAGGTCATAGACTTGCTTGGTGTTCATGCCACGATACTTCTCATCAAGTAAACCTATCGGCTTGCCGTTCTTGATAGGTCTAGCGATGTACTTGCCTTCCTTGTCCATGTCGAACAACTCGAGGTTAATAACAAAGTCACACGCACAATTAGCTAGGTGCTTGTCCTCGTCATACAACTTCTTCCACGTAGTTAAGTGGCGGTAAATCTTGTGCATACATTCGTGAAGAACTACAAATGCCAGTTCTTTCTCTGTTAAGTCCTTGACGAACTCACGACCATAGAACTCATCACGACCGTTGGTTGCTGCTGTTGGTATATCGTCCTCGATGCTAGTCTTACCTATCATCATTGCGCCCTGCCACAATGCAAACTTAGGCTCACGCATTAGACTGATCTTGACCTTCTTGACCTTACGTTCTTCCTTGTCTATGACATCCATGCTAGCTCCCCTTTAGTTAGTAATAAGATTTCTTTTTTCTTTGCTTCTGCTTCGTCATACGTCATTGCTTCTGTAATAGGTGCAGCACTGCTGTTATCAAAGTCCTCCCTAAATACTCGGTACATATATTCCTTACGTGCTGCTAGATACTGCATGTTAGGTTTACCTACATTGTCCTCACTCACCCATGCTATGAAATATCTAGGCTCTCTCATAACAAGTCCTCATTCTTAGCTACCCACTCGCTAAACTTTCTGCAACTGAATGCTACGGGTTGCTTGGTCTTGGACTTAGCGATGTTGATTGCGAACGCTGCTTGCCATTCCTCAGTGAAGCGTTCAAGGTATGTCATGAATGGCTCGATAGTGGTCTTGTCTACCTTCTGTATCGCACCGAACACAACGATTGCTGCTGCACCTGCGGACTTAGGTACAAGCGCACCCTTAGGGTCTTTGATTGTTGACTCCCACGTAGGTAACTGATCGGAGTACTCGAGGTATGCTTGGAAGTCACGTGCTGCTGATTCACCTATCGCTCCCGTCAGCGCAGCTATTACGCTTTCGTTATCCAACTGCTGTCTGATGTTGACGATGTTGCTTGCACGTTCGAGTGAACGAGGGGATACGTATGCTTGCGTAGGTTTAAGTGGATTGTAGATGTACGGATTTTCTTTCTGGCTTGCGTCGGTATAGCTTGCGAATATCTGCGGCATCATACGACCGAACGCTAAGATTTCTGGTGCAATGCCATGATTCATAGCCCACTCTGCCCACTCGTCAAAGCTAGGTTTCTCGATGTTAAGTGGAATGATACGGTTAAGACTGTGTGCCTTGAGATTGTCACCGACACCATCTGTTGCTAAGTTACCCGTAAGGAATATGATTGAATCATTGTGTACAGGTACGTCACCTAGTCTAGGGTTGTGTGCTTCGAGTAGTGGGTGCAACATATTCTTGATTGGCTCTGCGCCTTTGGTGAACTCGTCAAGATTGACAATGACTGGCTCGCCCGTATGAAACATGAATCGTGCATTGGGATAGTAGCGGGTTGTCTTGCTGTCCTTATCTACCACAGGCATAGCGATGTCACCTAAGTCCATGTTGGGCACGTCCATATAAGCAACGTGATGACGGGGTAGTAATTCTTTGAGGGTTGCGGTTAGTGATGACTTGCCAATTCCCGGCTCGCCACGTAGTAGGTATCGATTCTTAGGTGAAGCTACGATAATCTTTGCAGCTTGCTTGAGTGTGACAGTCTTACCGAAATTGATTTCAGCCATGATACTTAGCTCCTTATTTAGGTTTATATTTAACTACTATACTTCTTACAACGTCTTACACTATATCATACTATTTCTACTTGTGCTGTAGTTTCAATCCAGACTTTAGCCCCACAGGATAGCGGCTTGTCTGGGCTATACACAACCTTACTCTCACCTAGTATGCGTACCTCGTTAGCATAGCGATTGTCCTTGTATGTCTTTACTGTTAGCACAGGATCATTAGCCCCCGTATTAGCATTGGCTCTGATGACGTGTTGGTTTACGTGGATTACTGTTTTCATTACACCTCCCTTGCTTGTTTAGCTTTCTTCAACGACTTTGGTGGTACGAACTCATATTTCTCTGGTGGTACAGGTGGCACAAACAGAAACTCTTCTTGCTTACGTTTAATGTGGTCAGCCATCACACATCGGATACCCAATATCCTACCTTGCACTGCGGTCATTTCCTGCACAATATCAATCAAGTCCTTTGCTGCTAGACCTTTAGTGCCTACTACCTTTAGCATCTGGTTAGCCCACGTTTGTTCTAGTTTGGCTAACTCTTTATCTACTACCATTAGTGCGCCTATGTTTTTCTCTGTCATACAACCTCCCTTATCCAGTCTATGTATACTTCGTTAGGTCTAACCCACATACTTAACCTCAGGCTCTCCCGTAGGTGTATTGGATACGATACTAATAAATCCCCACGCTTAACCACACCCACATCCTCTGTTGCTATCTTGTCAAGCTTCACTATCTGTGGGTTGTTTGGTTTCTTGTAGTACTTGATTAGCTTCATACTTCCTCGCTTGGATATAACTTAGTAGTAGCATCAGACCACCACCACTGTTTGAGTATTGCATCTTCAATAACATCGGGTGTATTGTTGAGTTTTGTGATGTCACGCTTGATGCGCTCGAGTATCTCGAACATGCCTTCGAATGTATCTGCATACAGTTCTGTTTCGCACCATGCCCTGTCACTAGGCGGAAGGTCGTCATCGTACACTTCGATTAACTGAAACCCATCAGGCTTACCGTCCCACAATACTGCTTTTAATCCGTATCTCCAGTGCATATCGTTCTCCTATAAATCTTCTACTAATTTAAATTCGAATGGTACTTCGGTCTCCGCTACTATATCCCCCTCACTATTGAATACGAGCACCTGAAACCCATCATCGTTTTGTCTTACCTGAACGTAGCCACCTACTGCTACGATGTCATCTATCTCTGTGTCACGCTTATCGAATGTTACTATTACCGAATCTTCAAACGCTTCACGATCAACATTCATTTCTATCTTTTCCATCTCACACCTCCTTTGGTTTCATCATTACAAGTACTTCAATCTCCCAACCGAATGACTCTTGTGCGGTTTCAGGGTTGTACAATTCAATGCCCCTCTCTTTCAACGCATCTATAAGTATGCTGTCGATAAGTTCCGCATCTCTTTCGTTAATCTCTGTGCTGTGTATTTTGATTCTCTTTAGGCTCACATTATTCTCCTTAGTTAAGTGATGTCTTACATATCATTGGTTCATTGGCAGGTGCGACAGTCCACATATCAAAGTCCTCTAAGTCAAGGCAATGCGCTTTGTCGTACCAATCTTTTAACATCTTGTCTAGCGTAGCTTCTTCTGATTCTGTAATTGTATTGTCGAATGCCTTGCGTAATAGTTCACCCATGATTAGCTCCCTTGTTTGTGTTGCGGTTAAATTTGTTTACTGCGGTTTGGTTTGGTGCGCTAGCATATGCCAGTTCTTTGTACCAGTTCCCTATGCGGGTTCGGTTGGTTGTTTTGTTTTGTTTTGGATTTTTATTTTTGTTTTCATATTAGCTATCCTCGTAAGACATTAGTACACCATAGACCTGATACGCTATGCCTAAGATGGTAAGCATACAAGTAGGGAATACGGGTGCATCGGTTAGTACAACTAAGACTAAGAATAGAATTTGGAAACCTGTGCCAGCAAGCATGAGAATATCTGAGGCTTTCATAGTTAGCTCCGTAATGTAAGAAATGTATTGTAAGATTGTAAGAAAAATGCAGGGTATTGTAAGATTATTTTCTTACAAAGTGAAACCTAGTATTTATGCGGGTTATAGAGTTACTACCCTACTAGATATAGTATATTGTAATAATGTAAGAGATTTTGAGAAATTGACTCTACGTGAGGCTTGCTACTTTTTGGACTTGCGAGAGGGTTCGACCGACCTTGATTTCCCAAAGTCACTGCAAAAATTCTCTTACAACCTTACATTGTATGGCATATAAGCGTAAGTTATTGATACTAAACGGGATTTTGTATTGTAAGATTCTTACAAAGCGTGCATAATTTTCTTACAAAGCACAAAATCCCTTACATTGTATGGCACTGTAAGATTAATCCGCCCATACACCAGCTTGTGCTACACGAGCAGCCTTATTTGCCATGCCATAATCATTACTACGTTGACGATATGGTACTGGAGCGTGCCCGCCTTGAACACGCTTGCCAATCCAACCTTGTTTCAATTTGGGCATATCGACACCTAGCTTGCCCTTGTCTAGCTTGAAAACCTTAGGTGCACGAGTTACAGTTACTACCTTAGCGATAGACACATTACCTTGCCCTGATTTAATCCGCATAGTGACCCCCAATAAAAATAGGGGCACGAAGCCCCTTGTGTAAACTCATAACACCACCTGATTACAGCGATGCAGCGATAGACTGCACTTCAGTTACCAAGTTAATAACCTGAACCAATGTGTTGCGCTTAGCACTTGGCTTCATTGTGTTGGTTTTCTTACATGCGATGAACCCGTCATTCTTCAGGTCACGCAGTTGGTCAGCGAATCTATCTGCCAATGTTTCATAGCTACCACGATTAGAGATAGTGAGACTTGCACCTAGTAACGCAGCGATAGCATCAGCGAGAGGCTTATAGTTACCAGAACGGCAATGCTTAGCGATAGCAGCTTCACCGAGTGATGACATATTTTCACGCGCAGCCTTGCCAACCTTGCCCTTGTTACCAGATAAGTACATAAGCGCAGAAGTACTTGCTTGATTAACTACGGACAATTTCTTTTCTGTGGCTGTTAAACCGGCAACAATAACTTGCGCTGTTGGATACTCAGCGATAGCAGAGTTAACAGAATCAGAATTAAACAAAGCGATATTTTCCATGATAATTTCCTTTAGTTAGTTTAGATTTACCGAACATAATCACTACGCAACTAGGCGCAATAACTATGCAGGGTAAAACTCAGTCGCTGTCTTTTTCATTCCAGAGTATATCGGCTCACACATGCCCACATCTTGGGTTATTGACGTACCCGAAAACCGTCAACCTATCGCTTAGAAAATACTGAGACTATCTTCACGCCCGCCCCTACTAACCACGTAACGTGCCCTTCATCAATTCAATTCTAAACTCCGCCCAAGCCGGTATCTAGTGCCCTTATAGATATACCTTGCCCGACTGTTTACTGCTATCTAGCCATGCTCTTAAAGAACCGTTTTTCGCTATCAGAGCTTATCGAACCAATGACTAAATGACGTATCAATTAATCATCGCCCCGACTCTGTACTACTAGCTAGGAAAACATCGTTATGTGCTTCCCATGTCTTACATTGTACAGAGTTCAGACCTAAATGTCTTACAATTACGCAAGCAATAATAAGAAAAATTTCGCCTGCAGCGGGCTTGTCCGTAGAGCGTTGACAGCATGGCGGCATAACTAACAGCGCAAGCCGGTGGCTCACAACAAAAGTTAAACCAGAGTGGCGGACCCCCTACCCCCTAATACAGGCAACAGGAGTCCCAGCATCCCTATACACACTAATTTGCACAGCCAATACCCACCCCCATGACTTTTCTGACACTGTCTTACAAACATCGTTTCCCAGAAACACCCCCCGGGTAGGAGTCCCAAATCAGTTTTGACACGTATTATTATTTATGCTATATAATCGGGCATGGTTAATATCGAACCCACAGAGGGAAAGCCGGTCCCTTACACAACAGAACCCGAGGAGGCCAAAACCTTCCACGACCAAGTCGTCGTTGCTGCCAACACAGCTGATCTGTTAAAAGAACTCGGTTCCTCTATTGAGATCGATACTGCCGACCTAGACAAGACAGTTGATCTGTTTAAGTCGAGAACCAAAGCTGCCAAGGAGTTCAAACGCCCCGAGACTGCTTTTGCTGCATCATTGTTTTTGAAGACCTACGCTAATAAGTTAGCTGCGGATGCCAATGAAGTCCGCTCAGCTATTACGGCTAAACTTTTAGAAATCGCCAACTGCGGTGACACGAGGTATGAGCTAAAAGCGTTGGAGTTGTTAGGTAAGCACAGTGACATAGGCTTGTTTACTGAACGAAGTGAGATTACTGTTAATCACAAAACTTCCGAAGGATTGGAAGAGGCAATCAAAGAACGCATCAAACGCTTACTTAATGCCAATGTTATTGATGTAACCCCACTGACTGATAGTTTGGATGAAGAGTTAGGCATCGCCGACCCAGATCCAAGGCTTGATCCAAACCCAAGCATAGATGACCCAGACCCAGATACAGAGCCTACTAAGTAGCGTCTCTTTGAAAGATATACCCCAGATTCTCCCTCTGTTGTCAGAGCAGGAGCAGCGTCAGCTTTTGGTCGAGCTGGAGACCCTACAAGAATTAAAGCGTAAAGAATTGGCACAAGATAAGTTCTTGTCCTTTGTCAACGAAGTATGGCCCACATTTATTGGAGGTAGACATCATGCGAGAATGGCTGAAGCGTTTGAAAGAGTGGCTCGAGGTGAATGTAAGCGTCTTATCATCAATATGCCACCCCGACACACCAAGAGTGAATTTGCCTCCTATCTCCTCCCAGCATGGTTCCTCGGAAAATACCCGGGCAAAAAAGTTATCCAAACGTCGCACACAGCAGAACTTGCAGTCGGATTCGGTAGAAAAGTCCGTAACCTCGTCGACTCGGAAGCGTACAAAAAAATCTTCCCAGAGCTAGCACTACAAGCAGACTCAAAAGCAGCGGGACGATGGAATACTAGTAAGGGTGGTGACTACTTCGCTATCGGTGTGGGCGGTGCTGTAACCGGTAAAGGTGCAGACATCCTAATAATTGATGACCCACATAGTGAACAAGAGGCTGCGTTAGCCCAAGTCAACCCAGAAATATACGATAAGGTTTACGAGTGGTACACATCTGGACCGAGGCAGCGTCTGCAACCGGGTGGATCCATCGTAATCGTGATGACTAGATGGTCGTTGCGTGATTTAACAGGACAAGTGATTAAATCCAGTGCCTCACGGGGCGGTGATGAATGGGAAGTTATTGAGTTTCCCGCGATTCTCCCGTCTGGAAATCCCCTCTGGCCTGAGTTTTGGTCATTAGATGAGTTAGAAAAGCTACATACTGAACTGCCAAATGGCAAATGGATGGCTCAGTATCAGCAACAACCCACTTCAGACTCATCAGCGATCGTAAAAAGAGAGTGGTGGAAGGTATGGCCTAATGAACACCCCCCAGAATGTGACTACATTCTACAAACTTGGGATACTGCGTTCGAGAAAAACACTCGCGCTGACTATTCTGCGTGTACAACATGGGGTGTTTTCTATAATGATGAGGATAATGGACTCCCAAATATCATTCTGTTGAACGCATTTAAAGAGCGAATGGAATGGATTGAGCTTAAAAAGACAGCATTTGAGCATTACAAAGAATGGGAACCTGATAACATACTGATCGAGAAGAAAGCATCAGGCGCTCCACTGATATATGAGTTCAGGGCGATGGGTATCCCTGCAATGGAGTTTAGTCCGGGCAAAGGACAAGACAAGATTAGTCGATTAAATGCAGTTTCTGACTTAATAGCGTCAGGAAAAGTATGGGTTCCAGATACAAGATGGGCTGAAGAGCTGGTAGATGAGATTGCGTCCTTCCCATCAGGCGAACATGATGACTTAGTTGACGCGACAACACTAGCATTAGCACGATTTAGACAAGGTGGGTTCATACGGTTACCAAGTGACGAGCCGGACGAGCCGAAGTTTTTCAAGTCACAGAGAAGTAAAGCATATTATTAAGGATTAATCATGGCGATTGACAAAGGCTTGTACGCTGCACCCCAAGGTATCGACCAAGCAATGCAGGAAGAACCCGATTTAGAGATAACTATTGAGGATCCAGAGTCTGTTGAGATAGACGTAGACGGTCTGCAGATAGACATGAAGAAAGCCGAGGACAGCGATGAGGACTTTGATGCTAACTTAGCTGAATTTATGGGTGAAGATGAGCTATCTCTAATTGCTTCAGATTTAGTAGATGCTTATGACGACGATGTTAGTAGTAGAAAGGATTGGATACAGACTTACGTAGATGGTTTAGACCTTCTGGGTATGAAGTTAGAAGAAAGAACTGAACCGTGGGCTGGTGCTTGTGGTGTTACACACCCTCTTATGTCCGAAGCTCTAGTTAAGTTCCAGTCAGAAACAATAATGGAGACGTTCCCAGCAGCGGGTCCAGTAAAAACTAAGATTATTGGTAAAGAAACTCCAGAAAAGAAAGAAGCAGCGGAGCGTGTTCAAGAAGATATGAACTATCGCTTGACTGAAGAGATGCCTGAGTTCAGACCTGAGCATGAGCGCATGTTATGGGGCTTGGGTCTAGCTGGTAACGCATTCAAAAAGGTGTACTTCGATCCTTCGTTTGATCGGCAAATGTCTATTTTCGTACCTGCAGAGGATATAGTGGTGCCCTACGGTGCATCGTCTCTGAAGACTGCAGAACGTGTAACGCATGTAATGAGAAAGACCGAGAATGACATAAGAAAGCTGCAAGTTGATGGCTTTTATCGTGATGTTGATCTTGGTCTACCAACAAATACCCTAGATGAAGTAGAAAAGAAGATCGCTGAGAAGCTAGGCTTCCGTGCAACAGTTGATTCTCGCTACAGACTCCTTGAGATGCACGTTGATATTGACTTGCCGGGCTATGAAGATAAGGATAAGAAGGGTGAAGAGACAGGTATAGCATTGCCTTACGTCATCACCATTGATAAAGCATCACAAAAGGTCTTAGCTATCCGTCGTAATTGGGAGCCAGATGACAAACGCAAACAAAAACGAAACCATTTCGTTCACTATGGGTATATCCCGGGCTTTGGTTTCTACTGCTTCGGTCTCATTCATCTTATCGGAGCTTTTGCAAAGTCAGGCACATCAATTCTCCGTCAACTCGTTGATGCAGGAACCTTGTCGAACCTTCCGGGTGGACTTAAGTCTCGCGGGTTACGAATCAAAGGCGATGACACCCCAATCTCCCCCGGTGAGTTCAGAGACGTAGACGTACCAAGTGGTTCAATCAGAGACAACATTCTCCCTCTGCCATATAAAGAGCCAAGTCAAGTATTAGCTGGCTTAATGAATCAGATTATTGACGAAGGCCGTCGTTTTGCTAGTGCAGCAGATATGAAGGTCTCTGATATGTCAGCCAACTCTCCAGTTGGTACAACACTGGCTATATTGGAAAGAACTCTGAAGGTAATGTCGGCTGTACAAGCACGTATTCACTATGCTTTACATGAAGAACTTCGCTTACTCAAAGGAATCATTCGTGATTACACACCAGAAGAGTATAGCTACGAGCCAGTGCAGGGTACACGTCGTGCTAAGCAGTCAGATTATGACCAAGTAGATGTAATTCCTGTATCTGATCCTAACGCAGCAACCATGTCACAGAAGGTTGTTCAGTATCAAGCAGTGCTACAACTAGCCCAAGGTGCTCCACAGTTATATGACCTCCCACTGCTACACCGTCAGATGTTAGATGTATTGGGTATCAAGAACTACCAGAAGTTAGTACCAATGGAAGATGATATACGTCCACATGACCCAGTCACAGAGAACCAAAATATTCTCAAGGGTAAACCTGTCAAAGCATTCTTCTACCAAGATCATCAAGCACATATTATGGTTCACCAAGCCACGATGCAAGATCCAAAGATCCAATCTGTATTAGCAAATAACCCACAAGCTCCGGCATTAGCAGCTGCAATGATGGCTCATATTAACGAGCACTTAGGTTACGAGTATCGCAAGCAGATTGAACAAGTAATGGGTATGCAGATACCTCAGACAGATGATGATAACGATCAAGTTATACCAAAGGAGATGGAGATCGAAATCTCACGTCGTGCAGCACAAGCATCACAACAGTTGTTACAGCAGCACAAGCAAGAAGCCCAACAACAGCAAGCACAGCAGCAGGCTCAAGACCCTGTTATCCAGATGCAACAGCAAGAGTTGGCAATCAAAGCAGCAGAGCAAAAACGCAAAGCAGACAAAGATGCAGCCGACATCGCTCTGAAGCAACAGCAGTTAGCAATAGAACAGATGCGCATCGAATCACAAGCAGAAATCGCTGGTGCACAAATGACGCTAAGACACCTTGCAGACAAAGAACGCATGGACAAGCAGCAAGAAACAGAAGGTTTCCGTCAAGGTATAACCGCACAAATGAAGCAACGTGAATATCAACGTAACCAACAACCAAACAAACCCCCCAAAAAAGGTGAGTAATGGACAACAAACTAATCGAAGTAGTCTTGCGCCAAATACGTGAGAAGCAGGCTCAACTAGCCGAAGCCCTAGCAGG